ACAAGACCCCGACCGAGATCCTCAATGACACCGACGAGGCGATCATCGCCGGATGGACTGGTGCGCAGTACGACAACGGTGCCATTCCCAACCACATCCTCATTGACCCCGCGAATTTCGCGTACATCAACCGCACGATGGTGAGCGTTAACGGATACCCGACGCCCGTCTCCATTATGCAGTACCTTGTTGATCACAACATCGCCAAAGCCAAGGGTGTTGACCTCGTGATTGCTGAGTGCCGTTTCTGCATCGGCGCAGGCGTCGGCAAGAAGAACCGCATGGTCGCCTACGTTAACCAGCGCCGCTTTGTCGGCATGGATGTTCCCGTACCGATGAGTCGTGTCATGACGCAGCCGAACGTCAATACAGCATCCTACGATTCGCTCTACATGGCTAACGTCGGACAGGTCAAGATTCACTACTTCGAGCCGTTCATCTACCGCGACGGCATCTGAGAGGAGACGCAGCATGATCAAACTCGTAGCAAAGCAGAAAATCGGATTCCGCAACCCCGAGACGCAGGAGATCGTGACGGCAGAGCCGTATGCATTCTCCACGCTCCCGGACTGGGTCGAGAAAGACCCCATGTACGGATGGGCGCTCGCAGATGATGTGATTGAGGTCGCTGGCGACAATCCCCCTGCGGAGGTTGATGGCGACAAGAAGTCCGGTGGGAAAAAGTCTGGCGGTAAGAAGGGCGACAAGGACCAGAACCCGCCGCAGGAAAATACCAATGCCGATGATCCGCAGGAGGGGAAGAACAATCCCCCCGCGGAGGTTGATGGCGACAAGAAGGAGTAAGCCATGATGTATTCGGATATCGATGTGTTCGGGATTATTGCCGCCGCGTCGAACGTCCGAACGGGCGGCAATCCTGACTACACGGTCGAAGATTTCCTCGCCGTCTACCCGCAGTTTGGAGGCAACACCGTGCCGGATATCGTGCTGAAAGCATGGGTCAATATGGCACAGGCCTCCATCCACAAGGCACGTTACCACGATGCGTGGGAAATCTGCATGGGCCTCTACATCGCACACTGGCTGACGCTCTATTTGCAGACGGCAGCCGGTGCCGATGATCCTGTGCAAAAGAAAATTGCAGCAGGGCTCGCAAAAGGGCTGCAAAGCTCCAAGAGCGCGGGCGATATTTCTGTGTCTTATGATTTCGGCAGCGTCAGTGAGGATTTCGCGGGCTGGGGGACGTACAAGCTGACCGCATACGGGCAGCAGTTTGTCACGTTCGCACGAATGTATGCGGCAGGAGGGATGGTCGTATGGTAACAGGCACAGCGTCCATCACAAAGTCCGGCAGGGGGTTCGAAGCTATCCTCGGGAAACTTCAAGCACTTACAAAAAAAGAAGTGCTTGTCGGTATCCCGCAAGAGGCGGCTGGACGGCCCGAAGGGGATGCAGTCAACAACGCCGAGCTGCTCTACCTGCATACGAATGGCGTACGATCCTCTGGAATGCGCTCGGAGATGCAGCCAAGCATCAACTCCGGGATGAAATATAGTGCGGCGCACAGTCTCTACGTGCAGACGCACGGAAGTCCAGCTTATTCTATTCCGGCGCGCCCCGTGCTCCAGCCTGCCATCAAGGACAGCCGTTCTGCGATTGGAAAACAGATCGCAGTGGCATACCGTGCCGCAATGCACGGAGATATGGCAGGGGCAGAGAGAGGGCTCGAGCTTGCAGGCATGGTCGCGCAGAACGCAGCACGTGCGTGGTTTGAAAACCCGAAGAATAAGTGGCCGCCGAACTCGGCGCGGACAATCAAGGCAAAAGGCAGCGACAGCCCGCTTATTGACACGGGCGAGATGCGCAAGTCCATCACATACGTAATCAGGGATATGGGGTGATCGCATGGCAATCGACGTCTCGGAGATCGTCCACGACCCCGATTTCTGTACCACATTCACCGTTATCAAGCAGGGAGAATCCGAATGGGTGCGAGGTGTGCTGAAGAGGAAAACGACGGAGACAACCGTCGAAGGAATCGTGCAGCCTTCATCCAGCAAGGATCTCGAACTGCTCGATACGGCGGACCGCGTGAACGGGATGAAAACATTCATCACGGACGAGGTCAGCCTTGATGTGTCCAACACTGAGAAAACGTCGGATATTTGTGTGTGGAAGGGACAGCGCTACAAGCTGATTCAGACCTTCGACTACGCAGCCAACGGCTATTACAAGGCAATCGGAGCACTCGTGGGAGGGGAGGAAAGCGGATGACCTATGCGGAGCTGCAGGAGCTCTTCTGGGGTGAGACTGCCAAAATTACGGCAGACATCATCAAAAAGCCGGATAAGTTCATCCGATGGCGCTACCCGGAGGCAGGCGCGCCCGACTGGAAGATCAGCGACGATATTATGTTTTTGTATCTCGCAGAAGCGGACGACGACTACGCCAAGCAACGGGACAGCCGGTACCGTGCGGAAGATGAGACCGTCTACCGAGATACCACCCGCACGCGTATCTGGGATTTGCAGGTGACTGCATACGGGCACCAGTCCTATGAGCTTGTGAATCTCCTGAAAGACGGATTCTTCTACGAGCCGGTGCGCCGAAACCTCGCGCAGCACGATGTGTTCATTGTGCCGAATCTCCCGGCGTGCATAAGAGCGCCGGAACTTTTCGCAGGGAAGTGGTGGGACAGGTGGGATATTACCCTGCGATTCAACGAACTCTATCGCCTCGCACCGGAGGACGTCGGTCACATTGATCGCGTTCAGATCGGAGCGCGGCCTATTCCATAAAGGAGGAAAGAATATGGCACTCAAAAACGTGCTGCCGCTTGACCCTGTGGTCAATATCATTGTCAATCTTGCGGCCGTCTCCGCGACGCGCAAGAAGTTTAATCTCGCACTGCTCATGGGCGACGTTGGCACGGTCGCAGATTTCGCAGACAAGCGCATCGTGACCTACGACAGCCTCAATTCAATGCTACAGGCAGGATTCACGACGGAGGATCGCCTTTACAAGGCTGCGGCGCTGATCTTCGGACAGCGCAAGAAACCGCCTCTCGTCGCTATCGGAAAGATCGCAAACAAGGAGACCCCCATCAAGACGGTTCAGGCACTGCGCCAGGAGGATTCGGAGTGGTACATCGGCATCTACTGCGGCGACATGACCGATGCGCAGCTGCTTGAGGTACAGGAGTTTGTCGAGGCGTGCACGCCGTCAACCATGTTTGCCTTTACGACGGCAGACGCCAAGGCAAAAGCTGCGGATGGCGGCATCTTCGGCACGATCAAGAGCAAGGGATACCGCCGCATCATCGGACAGTATTCCACGGCGCACAAGGACGCCATCTGTGCAGCGATCGGCTGGGCGATGGGGGCGATGAGCGCATCGACCATCAACAGCGCATTCACGCTCGCGTACAAGCGCGAGGTCGGTGTGCAGGCCGAGAATTACATGCAGACGTTCACGACGAACGACCTGAACAACATCAAGAAGAACTACGGAAACGTCTACGTCAACCGCGGCAACTACTATGATGTGTTCGAGGAGGGGCGTGTCGGTGACGGCTCGTGGTTCGATGAGATCATCTACCTCGACAAGTTCAAGAACGACATGCAGCTCTCCATCATGGACCTTCTCGTGAACGTCAACAAGGTGCCGCAGACGGAAGCCGGGATGGGGCGCATCAAGACCGCGATCAAAGAGGTCTGCGATGACATGAACCGCATCGGTTTCATCAAGGAGGGCGTCTGGAAGGGCGAGGAGCTGATGGCACTCGAATACGGGCATGTGCTCCCCGGGGGCTATCTCATCCAGAGCGAGCCGATGAGCGAGCAGTCGCAGGCGGAGCGCGATGCACGCAACGCTCCGCCGATTTATGTATCGCTCAAGCTCGCCGGGGCCATCCATCACGTCACCATTCAGGTGGACGTCAACCGCTAAAACGGAGGGAGGATAAATAATGGCAAATGTGAGTACCTATTCGTTTACTGACGTCAACGCGACGATTAACTGCCCTGGCTATGGTTCGTATTCCATCCAGGGAGAAGGCATCGGCGATATGACGGTCTCAAAAACGACAGACCGCTCGGTGCACGATGTCGCATCGGACGGCTCGGTCATGGTCAGCAAGATTGCCGGCAACAACGGCAGCGTCTCCATCAACGCACAGCAGACGAGCTCCCTGCACAAATATCTGCAGGGGCTCTTTAATTATTGCTGGCAGGCAGATACGTCGGCCTGGACGACGATCTCCATGACCATCGAAGCTCCGAAAATGGGCAAGACCTACTACTGTTCCGGCGGTTCCTTTGTCAAGGAGCCGGACGAGCCGCTGCAGAGCCAAGGACAGCGCGTGTCGTGGCAGATTCTGTTCGCTGATATTCAGCGCATCCAGCTTTAATCGGAGGTAAACGATGAAAAGAGAAACCAAGAAGATCGTTGAGCTTCAGGGGCGGAAATTTGAAATCCGCTCCTTTGATGCTTTTACGGGCAGTTATATCGCATTCACGCTCCTGGAGAAAATGCTCCCCATGGGCATGGAGGCAAAAGTGATGAACGCCGTCAAGGCAGACGGTGGAGACGCAGCAGTCTCCCTGCCGAGCCGGGCCATTATGAGCAAGGCAGATTTTATCGCATTCCAGCGGGATGTTCTCTCGGTTGTCGGGGAGGTGCTGCCAGGGCGCACTGCTCCGATTATCAACGAGAACGGCAGCTGGGGCGTCGAGGACATCGCGGATAACGCTATACTCGTCATTATGCTGACGATCCACGCGCTGGTGTTCAATATTGCGGGTTTTTTCGGCGGAGACGGCTTGATGGAATTGAAAGCCGGTCTCCAGGATTTGAGCTTTGCGAATATCGCAACGTAAATTCATGGGTGTACGCGCCCGTCATCGCAGGGAAGTGGAAACAGCACGAACTGTGGGACGGGACATACACCTTCGGTGATCTCCTCGACATTCACGAGATTATGCTCGTAGAGGGCGAGAACCGCCGCCGCGCACAGGATTATGCAGAGCAGCAGAGGGAGGTGAATACATGATCGGCGAGATGATACAGGAATACCTTGTCGGGCTCGGAGCAAAGATTGATAAGCCCGGATTCAGCCAGGCGGAGGCGACCATCAAAAGCCTTGACCGGACGGTCGAATCATCGACAGGACGCATGGCCGCGAATTTCGCGCGTGCATCAGCGATGATCGGGACGGCAATCACAGGCGTTTCTGCCTCTGTATTCGGATTGATGAAATCTGCTGCGGCGCAAGACCTCGCCATGCAGAAGCTCTCGCGTCAGATGATGGTATCGAAGGACGCGGCGTGGACGATGAAAAAGGCCACGGATGCGCTCGGCGAATCCATACAGGACATTATGCTGACACCGGAGCTGATGGAGCGGTTCAACAAGCTCGCTGCAGACGGGCGCAAGATGAAAGTCGGCGGAGATTTTGCGGAGACCATGAGGGGGTTCCGCGATCTCATGTTTGAGTTTACACGGCTCAAGCAGGAGGTCTCCTACGCCATGACATGGGTCGGGTATTATCTCATGAAGTACCTGAACCGCCCGCTCGCAGAAGCCCGCGAGAAGTTCCGCAGCTTCAACGACATGTTCGTAAAGAACATGAGCACATGGACGGAGAAAGCCGCCCGGATGCTCGTCTACATCATCAACGTTGGCAAGCACTTCTTGATGCTTGTCTTGGATGTTGGCAAGGCGCTCTGGGCGATGTGGGAGAGTTTTCCGAAGGGGGTCAAGATTGCCGCTGCGGCAATCGCGGGACTAACGCTCATCATGCGAGCGAATCCGCTCACCCGCATGCTCCTCCTTGTTGGGTCGTTGCTTCTGCTCATCGATGACTACTACGGTCATATGGAGGGAAAGCAGTCTGCATTTGGTACCTACTGGGATAAGCTCAACGAGTACATCAAGACGGCAAAGAAGTATTGGGAGGAATTCTCCGGTGCTGTATCTGATTTCGCCGATCGGGTGCAAAGCTCGAGCGCGCTGAACGATTTCCTTTATGTTATCAAGGAGATCGGAGGCGCCCTCTGGGAACTCGCGACAATCTACGTTGATGCATGGATTAATCAGGCGCAGATGCTTTATGAATCCATGGAAAAACATGGTGCGGTTGACGGCCTACGCGAAGCCATGCAGAAACTCTGGGAAATTTTCATGTCCGTCCTTGGGACGGTCCGAGATCTGATCCGGTGGATGGGGCGCCTCGTCAACGAGGTGCGCAGAACGAAGGAATACCAAGACCTCATCGATGCTGTCGGAGAGCTGGCAGACGTTCTGCTTGAAACATTCAACGTCATCCTCGACCTCGTCAACATTGCATTTCGAGGGCTCTTCGGGGAGCTCGGAAAGACCAACAGTGTTTATTCCTTCCGTGATGCGATCCGCGCAGTTCTTAGTATATTTACTTCGCTTTTGCGCATAGTATCCGGCGCAATCGGTGTTTTCCGTGACCTTCTGACGATGATGCGGGACAGCTCCCCGTTTAGACGATTCTGGGAGGAGCTCGGCAAGATGATCGACGCTGCCATTGTGCGCGTCGGTAAATTCGGACGGGCGCTGCTTGCTATCAAAGATGGTGAGTTCCGAAAAGCGTGGAGCATCATCAGCGGTGATGGAGATGGTTCTCCTGCAGGGCAAGGTGACCGCAAGTGGAATGCTAAGGTCGTCTATCAACGATTCAAGGCCGCTGGGTATTCCGACGAGGCAATCGCAGGAATTATGGGGCGACTGCAGCAGGAGCATAACTTTGATACAAGCGATGTCCCAGAACATGATGTTCCTGGTGTTGGGCATGTTGGCGGTTATGGTATGTACCAATGGAATGGCAGCCGTACACGAAATTTTCTTGCATGGGCGGACAAACACGGCTTGGATCCACAGGACCCAGGCGTGCAAACCGACTACGCGATTATCGAGGCACAGGAGCGCGGACTTGATCCGGCTCGCATGAATAGCATGACCCCTTCGGAATCTACAAGAGTGTGGACAGACGAATGGGAGGTCGGAGAGCATGGGCATGAGCAAACCTACACAGCGGAGTGGTATGACAAAATAAAATCTGGCGAAGTTCTGAATGCCAATTCATCTGAGCCCGCACATGGTGGCAACCCTGTGTTGCTGAAAAAACGCCCCAAAACCGCAGCGGTTATACAGACATCCTCTGCGCAGTCATACAGCGTCGACCCGCTTCTCTACAACGGATTGATGTCCGGAGCGATGCAGACGGGATATGGTGGCTACCAGCCGACAGGATCCGGCAACGGAGGCGTCGTCTATCAGGTCAACGTAGGAGGCGTTACAGTCAACGGAACGAACCAAAGCGCAGCCGATATCGGCAGGAGCGTCGGACGTGAGACGATGAACATGCTCACACAAAAAGGGGCGTATCTTCTCCGCAGTCGCACAATGACAGGTGCTCCAGTGATGATTTAGGGAGGTGATTTCTTGGGCGTCAAAAAGGGGCTGTCGATTGACGGCATCAACTATTTCTCCGATCTCGTCTCCGGCAAGGAAAAACCAGACTGGATGAAGATCAGCACAGAGATCGGAAAAATGACAGGGCATTATGAGATCATCAACTTTCTCACAGGCTACAAAGATATGGAGCAATTCTTGTTCCGCACGCCGAAATGGCCGATCGGTGGTATGTATTTTGATGGAATCATGCGCACCGAGCATATCAGTCGCATTCGCCCGACCAACTACCCTGTGCAGACGGGGGTCACGATGACAGATCACTCCATCATTGAGCCTGCGGAGCTTACTATCGAGATCATGATGTCGGATGCCAAGGCCGATAGCTACATGCAGACGCCGCCTGTGATTGGCAATATTATCCAGTCAATGGGGACGATGTACAGCAACTTTGCAGGGCTCCCTTGCATGCCAAGTATGGTGACGACACCCGGAGAGGGACGCTCTATTGATGCATGGAAAAGTCTACGAGCGATGCAGATGGCCCGTACTCCAATCACCGTCGAGACCCGTCTGCATACCTATCATAATATGCTGATTGAGGAGCTTTCTGCACCAGATGACGTTAACACGCTTCATGCTCTGAGATGCACAATACGCCTACGAGAAATCATATTTGCGACAGTCGCAGAGACAGCGATTAGCGCTAGAGCGTCAGCGTCGGCAGCAGAATCCTCTTCCGGACAAACTCCCGTACAAACGGGGGATGATGTAAATAAGACCGCCGCCCGCGCCATATTGGATGCGGGCGGTAGTATTTTGACATAAGGAGGTGCAGCAGTGTTCTCGATCGTTCCATTTCAAGGGACACCGAATCACAAATTCAGTGCAAAAGTTCCGATTGACGGCGGCAATACCCTCCTAAAATTCCGCATGACCTACAACGATATCGCAGGATACTGGCTCGTCGACATCTACAAAAATGATCTGCTTGTTTATTCTGCGCTCCCACTTGTGCCGGGGCAAAACATCCTCGAACAGGTCGGCTATCTGGGAGTCGGAAGTGCATGGATTGTTCCGCGCAGTCGTGTGCAGGAGCAGTGGCCGAGCATGGTAACTCTTGAATCGGACTGGTATGTGATCTGGGGTGACAGCGATGCCGGAGACAAATGAGAGTGCTGCTGCGCAAACTCCGACGCGCAAGGGCCGCCTCTACGGACGGAAATGGAAGATCGTCATCTACAAGCCCGCCTATAAGACAGGCGAAGGCGGGAATCCGAGCAATGAGCGCGATCCAGAGAACGACACGGAGATGGATGTGTCCTTGCTCAAATGCGAGTTCCAGACCAAGGCAACGACCGAGACAGCCGTGCAAATTGGCACGCTTGTCGTCTACAACATGAGTGCTGCATCGGAAAAGGAGGTCATCGAGGAGGGATTTCAGATCTCCGTTTTCGGCGGCTACGAGGAGGGGCAGTACGGTGAGATTTTCACAGGCGACATCGTGCAGGTATTCCGCAATCGCGAAAATGGCACGGACTATCGACTTGAAATCGTCGCACTTAGGGGAATGCAGAGCCTATTCATGAACCATGTCCGCAGTACAATCGCAGCGGGAAGCACACCGCGCGATATTGTAAATGTTGTCGCAGGACAGGCTGATAGGAAAATTGAGGTCGGCGATGTGTCGAAGGAACTTCCGGAGCAGACACTACCGCGCGGCAAGGTGCTCTTTGGTACGCCTGCGAAATACCTGCGCGATCTGTGCACATGGAACGATGCCGCCTACTGGGAGGGCGAGGACGGAAAGCTCACAGTGGAGACCGTCGAGCAGGAAATCCCAGAGGATCGCGTGCTGGTGCTCACGCCAAACACAGGGCTTGTCGGTACACCCATCTATACCGATCAAGGCATCCAGATCAAGATGCTCCGCGATGCGCGGGTAAAGCTGCGCTCCATGATTAAGATTGACAACGAGATCATTCAACGGCAAGCGGTGCAGATCGACCCCGGAACAGGGCAGCAGAAAAGCGACCAGCTCCCGCAGACGGCGCAGTTCGACCAAGACGGAGAGTATCAGGTGTTCTCGGTTGAGCATCGTGGCGACACATGGGGCGACGAATGGACGACCTCGGTCGTTGGCATCAGCCGAAATGGGCGCATGGGGCTCTTGACAGCGGTTCAAGGCAAAGGACAGACGATGAAATGAGGTTACAGAATGCTGAAAGTATCAGAGCGGCTCGAGGAGGAGATCGAGCAGAGCAAGCGCGAGCTGGACGGATTCGGTCTAGACTTGCGGGTTGCTGCGCCCGGAATTATTCGCTCCGTCGATTACGCACGGCAGACATGCACTGTCCAGATCGCGATTCGCGAGCGGATGAATCGAGGCGGCATGCTCGAATGGGCAGAGATTCCCATTCTTCCCGACGTGCCGTTCTTTGTATACTCGGGCGGCGGCTACTGCCTGACGCTCCCCATTCAGCCCGGCGATGATTGCCTTGTGGTATTCGGCGACAACTGCATGGATGCGTGGTGGCAGAATGGAGGTGTGCAGAATCAGGTCGAAAAGCGCAGACATGATCTCTCGGACGGCTTCGCCCTCGTCGGATTCCGCAGCCAACCGGGCGTCGTCGGCGGATATTCAGCCGGTACGGCGCAGTTGCGCAACGCAGCAGGAGATGCCTGCATTGAGATCAGCGGGAGTAGCATCCACATTCATGCAGTTGGCGGCGTCACCATAGATGGAGGTGTCACCATCGACGGGCGCAAATTCCTCGGACA